GGTTAGTGCCGCTTGAGTGAACTCTCCAAAATTGAACCATTTCCTTCCCAGTGTAGGCTGCCGACCATGGACTGTTAGGTGCTTTGTAGGTTCGATCAACTCTTCTAGGCCAATGGTTTAGTGTTCTTTTCTTAAGATCAGACTGTCTCCATGATAGGAAAGCCGCACTATGTGAAGCCTGCAACAATGATTCTCTATAAAGCGTTCTCTTTTGTTTTGGAATTTTTTCTAATAAGCGATGTTGCACTTCCATCCAGTCATTTGTGGCCAGTGAGGGCCAGCTTGGATGTGGTTTGGGTGCATCACGCACAACTGGGACTGCGGGTGTCTTCTTTTGCCAGAAATGGCTCCAACTGCCACCAGATCTGAAATCCCACCACTCAAGATCCACATACTTCTCAGGATCCTCTGGATCACGAACACGCATAACTGTGTCGAGGTAGGCGCAAGCCAACCTAAAAGCACTAGAGTACGGAAGTCCTCTACAAACAGCCTCACTCCAATTATCAGTGACTCCATTCACCATGGCTCCATACCATGTAGCGGACGGTACATACCAGTTTCCACTGGCTAGGGTGGCGAGCAGAGCAGCCAGTGGTCTCTGCAGTGTGCTTCCCTGTGTGGCCAGTACTTGTAAGAACTCATGATGGTGCTTCCCGGCCAGCTGTTTTCTGTCGTTTGTGTCATGTCCTTGTAGCTGCAGAACAGCTAGATATGCAGCGGCCTCAAGTTCATCGTCAAACAAAGAGTCCTCATCATCTCCCGAGACAAAGACTCTGGCCTCAGTTGGTGCAACAGTCCTGTTGAAAGTATACCCTAGCCGTTGAGCATCGAGTAGAACTATTTGTGTATCAATCAAATGCTTTTCCGTGTTGTTTCGTTGAGTGTCTCTGCTACCCGAGAACAATCCAGAAAACACTCTCTGGAAGCCAGTATCTGGAAAAATCGTCCATGTGTCCATATGGCTTCGAGCACTCCAGAGAGTGCAATCGACTTTTTCCTTAGCCACTTCTTGCACATGATGGCGACTATCGCCAACATGTTTCAACCAGCCACGTGCTCTCATTAGATCCAACAACTCCAATTCTATCAGTTCGTGTTCTCCATTGTAGTCAGACATATCGGCCGACAAC